TGAATACCGCTAGCAGAATCAGTAAGCTGAGAAACGGTACCAGAAGGCTTAACGCAAGTAATAGCAGCAGCTGGATTAATACCGATATTCTTTGCCCATCTTTCATTGATCTTGATCGCATGGTTTTTTAATTCCTCTAACTGCTTTGGTTCGCTCTCAAGTAGGTAAGGACAATCGTATATACCAGTTATACTAACTCCTAACAATGCTTCTTCTTCTGTATTCTTTTTCCACTTACTTGATAGGTATCTGAAATTAGTTAACGAAGCCTGCAGAGTTCCCAATATAGTAGCAATCTCTATTTTATTCAACAAAGACATTTTAGTATCGTCAGGTCTTGCTACTACTTCAGATAAATTGCAGAACTGATTCGGGCGTAAAATTATTTCTGAACACGGGTTCGTCCCGAAGTCATAATCTGTGTCTCTTCTTTCTGGAGACATGTTCTTGCACGCCTGTCTGTTGAATATACCTCTCTCTCCACTGCGAGACTCGTACAGTGCAGACCATTCTCTCATGTAAGCGCCAACGTCTGGACGCTCCGTGTAACAAATAGAGTTGTTAGCTAAACCCCTTTGTGGGTTGTCAACAGGCCACTGACCCATTTTAGCATCGCGCATGCGTCCATCAGAATGATTACTTAGAGATATCTCTGCTGTGCGCCTAACTCCACCAACAACAACAGCTTCTCCAATGTAGTTCATAATGTCATGACATTCTATAGATGTAAGCTCTCTTCCGTGAGCTTTTTTAATCACCCCTACAGTAACCTTGAATAATCTATCTAATGGTTCTGGCCCAGAAGCTCTACCACCGAATGTATTGAGTGGCTTACCTGCTGCCCTAATCTTGGACAAATCCCAAGACGGTATAGAACCGCTGAACAACATCGATATTAATTCTTTGTATGCAGATGCCCAACCGATCTTGCTATCTCGAACCGTTATAACTGTATCACTAAGGTGTAACGTTTCTGCGACTTCTGGAAGTTCACATATATACTGCCGTTCTACAGAAAAACCAACGCCCACACCGCACATAAGTATGTACAACGTTTCATCAAACGCTCTCAAACTGTTGATTGGCAAGTATGAGCAGTTATATCCTGCTACGTTATCTCTTTCTAACGCCTTGCCAGCCGTCATAAAAGCGCGCATAGATGGCATAACCTCTAGATTGTAAATAGAATCATAAACTCTTTTAGGAATTTTAATATCTAAATGAAGTTCAAAAAAAGTAATGTATCTACTAACTGTTTCTGCCCAGTTTTCTCTCCTGTTTTTACCAGGTAAATACCTAGCATACCTACTCTTGTGAATATACTGTTGGTAGCTATCCATTAAGATCTTTCCATTTATCTGAGGAAGTCCAAGGTTTTTCTACATTATACAGATATGGATACTTCTTCTTTTGTTGATTCCTTGACAGTCTCCAAATACAGTTTCTAGAAACTTCAGGAAACAATGGAGCAAATATGGTAGAAACATAATTACTGTCGTAATATTCTTTCATCTTCTCCATGAGCGATAACTCTTCTTCGGTCATGAGTGGTTTTATATCTCTTTGAGATGCGAAGGTTCCGTATCTGGCCTCGATATTAAAACCAATATCTTCTATTACGGCTCCTAACGCTTGATGTCTTATTTCGTTTACGTGGTTACCTGCTGCACCAACCTTTGGATCCCAATTTGGAGTGCTTAGAAATATAACAGAATCATCAAAATCTGGCCCATTATCTTGAAAGCGTAACATATCGTACATCTTTTCTAGCATTCTTCTGCTATGACCCGGCTCTACATGTTCAATCACTTCAAAACAAACAATAATGTTAGGAGCCGAGTCAAGCGTCATTAAATCCAATTCGCAAATATCCATTTTGGATATCAAATTGGTAGGTTTCCAATTAGCGTTCTCAAACATTGCCGGCATCTCAAGCTTTGAGACATCAACAGCGGTGTATGTCTTGGGCGTTGTTCTGTTTACATATAGCGTTCTTGCAAGAGGAATCTCTTTGCCTGGTCCTATATCCAGGATATTAGCATTTTTATAACGGTTTTTACGTCGGAGATACATAGCCACATGGCTCCATCTTAAGCAATGGGCTATGTAATCCCGATGTAAAATCCCACGTTCTTCTGCTTTATCCAACGATAAGAAAGTCTTATCGATAGAGCGACCGTGAGCATTTGCCACTAGAATGGCACATCATCATCTAATGGGGAAAATGTAGGTACTCCACCACCAACGCCATCACCTTCAGATATAAACTGAAGATCTTTCAAGGAGCAGGTAACACCTTTGTTAGTTCCAGCGATGAACGGACGGAATACAATGTGAGCTCGACATATAGATCCATTGTGTACAGACTCTGGATTTAACTCACCTCCCACTCTGCTTACTATCTTTGGTTTGAACTTTGTTTTAGCTTTCAATACCCAACGACCAGCAGACCATTCCTTACCCATTTCATCCCCGTCTTTAATAGGTATGTACGGTTCTTTAGCATTAGCTACTTTCTCGTCATTATTCTTGGCTTCTTCGATATTCTCATCTAAGGCTTCCTTTACGCCTTCATCTCCTTTATCGAAGCACATTGTGATAGAATACATACCTGTGTCCTGTTCTTGAAACTTCTCAGTTTCTACAAGATTAGGAAACATACAGGTAAATTCTGTTGTTTCATGATATACATTTACTATCTCTTTAACCATTATCTATGCTCCTTGGTGTATTGTGGACAAAACCTTTTGACATTGCAATACTTGCTGCATCGCATGTTAAAACCAGGTCTATCTTCTATATAAAGATCTTCCTGGTCTTTTTGTATTATGATGAAATCGTTTGCGTCGTCTTCTGTATCAAAGAGTTTTACAGCTCTAACCTTCTTCTTCTTCATTACAGCGACTTTGCGTTCGCTTTGCCATCGCTCTTCTCTGTCGCACATGTGCTCATCAAAGAAGTGCCTTTGCAACCTTTTGTCTATGTACCACCTGGTTTCGCTTGCAGGCCAGTATGGTATATCATGTATAACCTTTAAAGCGCCTTCTGGATACGTAGAACCAGGTTTAACATTCTTCTCGTTAAAGTCCTTAGAGAACGCTACGATAGCTAATCCAGATACTTTCCAACCATCGCTCTTCATTAAGTCTGCTAGAACATTTAGTTGGTTAGTCCACGCTGGTTTTATGCCATATGAAAGAGCAAATGCGCCTACAGTTTTAATATCGTATATGATGTTATTTTTAATATCATATACATCAACTTGACCGCTGACTGAGTGTGAACCGTAATCTTTATGAAACCGCTTCTCTACCAACACGTCAGAATTAGACATGTTTGCGTACTCACAAATAGCATGAACAGCGCTTCCCCATACTGCCCAAGTTCTGTCGCTTACATCTTCTACGATATTATCTTTATTGGCTTTTCTTAACGATAATACCTGTGGTGAGTCGATTAGTTGAGTGGTACTGATATCTGACCGTTTTGGACCAGAAGTATATGGGTTATACTTCAGTACGTTACATAACCATTCGGGATAGTTGTGTTTATTGGTGTATTCTCCCAATTTTTATTCTCCTGAGTTAAAAAATAATTATATCATGCCTAGCATTTAAGATAAAAGCCTAATTTTATCATTTATTTCTTTATTGTATCGGGACACAAATCTTTAAAATCCTTAGCTCGCAAGACCACATAACCATCTTCAAATTTCATATATCGTTCGTGTAAATACACTATTGGTTTCCTATGTTCTGCTTCTCTGATAGCCTGTTCCATAGCTGAATGCAACCAATCTGGAAGTACTTTTCTGTGTTTTACTTCTATTGACAATGTTGGATGTTCCACATCTCTTCTGCTTTCGCCATTGCAACCGGTTCTTGTTCCACCGAAAAGCTTTGCAGCTTCTCGTTCTACATTTTTCCAATTACTGGTTCTCATTAAAAGCTCCGTCAAAAGGTGTACTTTTCTCTCCAACATATTTTTCATAAAAATCTTGTTCTTCTCTTCCATAGTCGTGAAATCTCATACTTTGTTCGCCATAATCTAAACCGCACATTGGTTCAAAACCTCCATGCCTATTCTTAAAACATTCTAATGCAGCTTGCGGAGCTGCAGGTGTATTACCGCCTTCCCTTGATTTCTCTTCTGTCTTATTTCTATGAACCATGAAGCCTGCATCAACAAGATCTGTTAACTCTGAAGCTCCCTTTATGTCATACTTACTACATCTCTTGGTTTCATCATCTGGTTTTCTAACGTGGGCTACCAGATGTATGCATAGTCCTGTATCTCTACAGACATTAGCCAATATGTTTGCAAAGTTCTTCTGAGCTAGATATATGTTTCTTTGTTCTGAACCTAGATTAACCTTCATTAAAGAATCTATAACGAACTGGGTTACACCTAACTCTTCTTGTGCATACCTTGCTGCAGCTATAAGCTGCTTAGCCCCACAATCTATTTCCCTGGTATATATCCACATCTTCTCGTTTAACCAACACCACGCCTCTTCAGCATCCTCTGGGTTTGGATATATATCTCCAGTGATCTGTCTTGCTAGCCTTTCGAGCTGGTATATTGGTGCTAACTCTGGAGACCAAAACAAAACTTTCTCATCTCTTGTTGAATAATCACCAGTCATTAGGTAAAGCATGACCTGCTGCACTATAAGGCTTTTACCATGCCCATTCATTCCAGCCCATATAGTTAATGTATTAGGTAGTATTCTGAAATCTATATCCCATGGCAGTCTACCGCCTGGTTTTTTATCTTTATTTCTTAGGTGTTTTAATGCATCATCAACGAATATTAAAGGTGATTGAACGAACGATTTCTCTATTCCTTCCGAATACTTGTTAATCTGTTCTTCATCAAGCTCTAAACGCGTTGCTATTTCTCTTGCTCTTTTGTAATCAACCATTAAAATTCACTCCAAAATTTTTCTTTCTTCTTTAATGGTTGCGACTCCCAAACCCTTGTTTCTAAATACTTTCTCAGACCTGGAATCCATTTGCCATCATCGTTGGTCCACTGTTCTGATTCTTTGCGCTGCTCTAAATCTTCTACAATCACGTCAGCAATAGCTTCATCGCCAAATTCCCTCCACGTTTTCATATCACGGGCGATTGTGTTGCGTCTATGTTCAGGATAAGCCGACCACACACTCATAAACACTGACTTTGTATTATTCTTTTTATTATTTATATTCTTTGCGTCAGCTACGCTGCTGACTAGCTGGTCAGACGCGTTGCTCTCTACCTGCTGACTAGCTACGCTGCTGCCTACGTTTTGCGTGTATTGTATGTGTGCATCAGCCTTATCGCAGATGGTGTATAACGATGTTGTGCCAGCTCTTGCTGTTATATCTATGTAGCCGTACGCCTTCAAGTCTTGCATATAGTTCTGTATGCTGCCCTTGGTATACATAGGCATCATGAGTTGCAAAGCTTCTAGGTGTATTGGTCTAGTATTGGTTGTTCTTTGGTTACGCCATGCAAGGACAGACATTAAGCATCTGAGCTGTCCCGCCTTAAGACGGCTATCGCCGATAATTGTTGCGGGGAATATACCGTATCGATGTTCGATTGGCAATTTGGAAAGATCATATTCTTGATCCATAATGGTTGTTCCTGATCGCTTATTGTTAATTCAAACGCGGCAATGTATGTTATAATCCAATTTGGGCACTTGCCCTTTTTAAACTCGAGCATCATCAAGCAATCTTTGTAATGTTTATAAAACAAATCAAAGTGTTTGCCAAATCTAAACTCGGTTATTATTTTGCCATCATCTATGATACACCACGGAGGCAGTTTGTCTTTATCCGGTGCCACTAGCTTGTCGAGGCCAGAGTGCTCCCATTCCTGTACTTCCAAAACCTCCTGCACTTCTTTCTGATTCTTCAATAAATAAATCCTCTATACTAGTTTCTTCAGTTTCTACACCAGATACTGGAATCAATAAAAATTGTATTATCTTAGTATCAGCAGTTATCCACACCTCTCGTTTAGAGGCATTGATCAAATGAATGTGTATTTCGCCTTGATATCCTGAATCAATAACGCAAGCACCGGCTATCAAACCTAATGTTGTGCATATACCAGATTTGTTAAACGCAATTAACGCATAACCCTGTGGTATGTTTGCCTTGATACCGCTTGGTATCTTAATGCTATTGCCAGGTGAAACTTTGGTTACACTAAAATCAGACGGTACAAAGAAGTCTATACCAGCATCAAGAGAGTGCGCTCTTTTCGGTGGTATCACCTTCCTCACCCGTGAAAATTTCAATATGTTCACCTTCTATCTCCTCTACAGTTATTGAATATCCATCTTCGTCTTGTAGTTCCATGTTATCTTTAAGCGTTTTTTCAGCAAACGAAAGAACAGCTAAAAGAAAGTGAAGAACTGGTTTACTTGATGTGTTCAGCTTGATTTGGTAGTTCATCAATTGGTCCGTCGACTTCTCTTTTTGTTCCATTGTAATAGTCCTCTAGGCCCTGTATATACCCACAGGTATCTACAAGATTATCTCGTTTATGTACAAAACTCTCTCTTGCAAGCTTTAATGCAATCAACGCCTTGTACATATCCTCTATAAGCATCTCTTTTCCAGTCATACCTATATAAATTAGTCTAGCTCTTCCCATACTCTCGCTAAACTCTCCATAGTTGTTATGGTTAGTAGCTCTATCTACTACTATTGCCTTAGCGATATCTAGTATCGGTTTTGTATAATCTTCTTTATCCAAAGTCGCCACCCCTCATTTTAGTAGTACAAAAATCTGTAATTTTAGCGTCTATCTCCTTGACATCATCTTCTGGATAAACACCAAATCGTCTCTTGAACTCAGCATCTGGAATACAGTTTGGTTTCAACGTAAAGCCCTTGAAAGAATAGTTCTTCCAATCGCTTACATCTTCAAATAGTAAATCCCAGTGTCTCTTGTATATATGCAGTGACCCAAGGTTAAACGTTAAGTCTCCAAGTGTTACATAATGCTCTTCTAAGCGTAATTCATTTAGCATCATCTGTTGTATCATTGAAGCACAGAACATATCATTGCACAAACCAAATATGGCATCACAAGATCTCATGTTCCACGTTAAGTACAACTTAGATTCTCGTATCTGAAACTGTATGTATCCAGTACATGGGTAATCCTTTTCGTTCTTTCTGAGATGCTTTTCATTTAATATTGGTATTACAGCCCGTCTACTACCAGGGTTAACCATCAACTCTTCAACAGTTCTTAACCAGTTTGAATTGAATATGTAGGTTCCGTAATTGCTTTCAACCTCATCCCATTCGTCTGCTATAACTTCCCAGATAGCAGCCTTCTTGTACATGTTACCTATCTTTCTGTTAGCTCCTATATAAAAAAGAAACTCTGCTAATGCATAGTTCTCCTTCCACTTGCGTTTTGGATGAACAATGCCCAGCTTGGTTGGATCAGTAAGTGTTACCTGATAGTTAAGCAGTTCTATTACTTCACCTATACATGACCCGTTCTGATAAGAATCTACCAGGTTCCCGTCACATCTTAAGTCTGTAATAACATTTGAATAAACTTCATTCATGCTCGAATGTTTTTTCGTCATCTGGATATGGCCATCCCTCTTCATAGTTGCCCCAAAAGAATTCCTCTTCTTCTGAGTGTTTAAATTTAGGTTCCTTTTCTTTCTCCTCTAACTGTTTTAGTTTTTCTTTTATCTTTTTTGACATCCTTATTGGCCTGTTTTTTAGCAAACTCCCTTAGCGACATACTGAACATTTCTTCGAACCTCTTTGACCAAGTTACTCGTCCGCTTGGGGTTAACTTGTTCATCCTTCTCCAACAATATCTTGCAAAGTGTAATCTTAGCATTTCGAAGTTTAACTGATCTTGAGCTAATGTTTTTAATTTCATTTTCTATATCTTTCGTCATGTAGAAACCAGTGGTTTCAAAAGCTAATTTATATTTTTTACAAAAAGATAGCATGGTTTGTACTTTGGTTGTTGTCATGTCGCATGCTTTACTTATTTCTTTAATGGATATCCCCCTTTTAGGGACACACGTAAACAGATAAGGCTTTCTAGGATCGTTATCAAACCATCCTATATCGCATGTAACCCCGAATTCCACATAATTAACAAACAAATCACAGCATTGTTCTGTTTCTTCGCAATGTTCAAAATATGGGCATGTCTTACAAGGTGGATCTGATTGCTCATTCATTCTTTTTAGTAGTTTAACCACGTTCATTATTAATTCCAAATAAAAAAGGGTGCCAGCTTTCACCAGCACCCTCCCTGATTAAACCTTTAAATATACAGACATCCGGTCTGAATAACGAAGAGGAAGATCTTGACAATACTTCCTGTATATGGCATTGTATGCGTTATCGTACTCACGCAGGGTAAGCCTTGTTTTCTTGGTTATGGGGTTATCTGGATTGAAAGCATCTCTCCAAGATCCGTCAGCCATAGCTTCGATAGCTGCACCAATTCTTGATCCACGACCTCTGAAGATGTATGTTTTGCCTTTACTTCTGGCCTCTTTCATCATCGTTTTTTTCTTAGACACTTTTACATCCTTTGCTACTAAACGTCTTGTAGCGTAGTTACCAATCAATGTTCGTTCTGATCTAGACATAATTTCTCCCTTGCACCGTTCCAGGTAAGCAATAATTAACCACGGTGCCACAATTAATCATTACTTTTGTTTTCTTCTTTCTCTTTTGCCCGTATTGCAGCCATAGCTAAATCTTTAGCTGTTTTTCCAGGGCGAGATATACCAAATTTAGTAAAACATATCGAATGATACGTTGGAAGACCACGTAATTGATTTTGCTGGTCAACCGTCATGAATTTTTTAAGTTTTGATTCCAATTGTTTATTATACCTTGTCGTTTAAAAAAGAAATAATCATTATTTAACCATAAGCAGCTGGCATAGCCATTGTACACATTCTGACTTTTCGTTAGGCTTCTCACCTGTTGTGGTATGAGCAACCATACCGTCTTTCTCGCGCTCTACTGACACATGCCACATGATTCCTATCTTGTCTTCCTTGACTCTTAGTATAACGGTATCACCATTCTCCAGTTTCATGTAAAATTTTCTCCTGGAATTACTAAAACGTCACCCACGATACCATTTTTGATGTATTGATTTACCTGGTAATCCTTGAACAAACCCTCCTCGTCAGCAAGAAAGACGTGGTCAATAGAGAAATGCACGGTGTAAACGCTTGGAATAACCTGGACATATCCACCAACAGCTGCTTGCCAATTCTTTAGAGAATGTTCTTCTTTCCATTCTGTTATGTCTCCGAACTGGTTTATTAAATACGATTTCGATTTATCAAACACGTCCGGTGTCTTGTTATAAGATGTTTTGTTCTGTTTCATTTATCTCCATCTCCGTTCTGCGTTTATCCCAAAGTTCTTGCATCAAACGATCTACCAGCTTATTGCAATCCTTTTCCATAAGTGTTAACGTAACCAGCCGCTTGTTTACTGTGGAATAGCCAGTTATATCTAACTTAAACGGTGCGCTGTTACGTTTTGTTACTATGAATGCCATAATTATGCTCCAGTGTGTCAACTAATATGTTGTCGAAAGCTTCCTTTAGATTCTCAGTAGCAGTGTCCAATGCAAAATGGGCTGATAAAATCTGTAGCCGATCTATCTCGAGGTACGCCAGGAGTTTATCCCGGTCTATGTGCGGAGGAGTCTTACCGCGGGCAATATGGGTAATCGCGGTTGCCAATCCCGGGATAAATCCGCAGGGGATATCCTCTGCCCCGTACTCCTTCAGGTGTTCGATGCTCGTCTCCCAGGAATGCTTGGAAAGCTGTATGTACATAGTAGAAAAGTAGGGCATCAACCCGATTTTGTGCATCTCCTTATCGTCTATCTCCTCGCAGATCCGCTCTCCCTTTATGATATGCGTGATGGTACATATCAGCGGGCGGACATCGTAGACCTGACACTTACCGTCCTTCAGTAACGCACAAGGACGTTGGAGATAGAAGTACTCTTCCTTGTTTTCCAGGAAAGGCTTTTCGGCTGCTGCTTGCTCATCGAGATTCGCCATCAAAGACTGCAGTAGCTTTGGGTGGGCTTTTGCGATCAGGTATGCTTCCCATGGGTTTATATCGAACATCGATGAGCAGCAAATAGGTTTCGTGCATCGCCCGCACTCTGTCTTTATCTTCCCGTAGGTGAAATCATTTACTGCCCATCGGATACTGCGTTCTTCTTCAAGTATCTCTTCCCAGGTACCACGACTCTTGCCGATTATATCTGTGACATACTGGATCAATGCGTCCGGTTCACGACAGGTGGCTGATACTATCATCTTGCGAGATCCGGCACAACATGGATCACTAACCAATACATAAACGGTGGGATCAATATGAGTATCAATAGACCTCGTATCCACTTTTCCTTTGTGCTCATTGGCTGGTCAGGGTCAAACTTTTTCTCTTTCATTATCAAGCTCCCATTCGTATTTCTGCTTCATGCTCTCGTCTTGTAACTTCTTCAGCATGTAGATCATCATAATATCTCTGAAGCCGGTCTGCATCTTCTGGAGATAAACCTATCGTTATTAAGCTTGCTGTAACCCGAGCACCACCGCACTCATAGCAGTTGGTGTCGTACTTACCATTCATCATATCTTGGAAGAATTCTTCTCCTAGTTCGTCTAACTCCTCTTCCGTATATGCGTGTCCCCGCATGCCATCGATAAGAGATCTACCAGATCCACCGCAATATGGACAAACAATAACTTCACTTGGAAACTCGCCTTTTTCGTCGACAAGAATTGGTTTATGATTTTTCCATTGAACTTCCATCAGTAATCGTCCTCCGCCCAGTATTCGCCAGCATCGTAGAATCCACCGTTACTACTGTAATATCCTGGTGGTGCTTGTCTTGGAACCTCGGCAGGTGGGTTGTAACCCGTGACGATACCATTTGGATAATGATTTAATGCTGCTTCGCAACTGTCGAACATATCGAGATATTTTTTACTGTGTTGTCCTGCTAGAACGCTGCTTGGCGGGTATATTCCCCATTCGTACACAGTAAACCCGAGTGTTCCTGGTTTCTGTTCTATTGTAATGTGGTGCATTTGTTATTCCTCTCTTCGTCTATTAATCTTAATCTGAGTGCGAATACTAACATAGTATTACAAAAAGAGCAACATCTACCTTCTTTAAGTGGCATTGCATTCTCACCCTGATTCCAATATATTTCTCCTGTAGCAAGGTTTACTTTTTCTTCTACCTTTTCACCACAGATGCAACAATTAGGTGTCTTGTTCATAGTCTGTTTCCTTTTGAATAAAAAAATGGGGCCCACACGAGAATAGCTTGTTGCTATTTCGTAGGGCCCCTAATGGAGGAGTAGAGTCGATAGGCTACCTGGCGATAACCATTGTTTTGCCGTTGGTCTTGACCGGTACGTGTTCTATGATACCGTCTTCTTTGACACCGAATGCATCAGACAGCTGCTTGCCTTTGATCGCAAGAACTGGATCTTCGCCATCCTTTGTCTTCTTTTTGTAGACCTTGTTGCGTCCGGTCTCGCTGAACTTGATGGTCAAGACTCCCTCTTCAATCTTGGAGTCGTAGCGATCACCCGGTCGAACCGTAGCAGGCAATTGCTTCTTGGTTAACCAGACAAGACGCTGACCTTTCTGAGTGTACAGCTTTACTGTAGAAGGAGGTACTGGTGACGCTGCTTTTGCTGCGCTTACTGCTGCTTGTGTTGCTGACATAATAATCTCCCGATTAAGCGTGTTTTACTCTTGAGTGAGTATATATATTATGCAATGGCGTTAAACCTTATTAACAATAACAATTATTTATACACCAAACAACCAAGTATAAATATTATTTATTGTTCTGCATTGTACCAGTTGCTGCAATAAAGCTCTAACATGATCATTGCCTCTTGCAGCATATTTAATTCTTCTGCAGCGGGGCCGATCACGGTATCTTCCTTATGGGTTGGATAGATATCTAGATCTGCTGCATCTTCGACTCTTTGATATAACCGCTCTAATATTGTTGCTGGTGACTGATGTGTCATGAAATATATCTCGATAATCAACCAAATTAATTTTCGATTGAAATATAATTATAATTCGCCTAAAAAAAATGAGACAATAACAATTATTTATACGTGGTATAACAGTTGATAACAATGATTTATATATGGTAGGGCGCTATAAGGATACTGGTAGTCGAACACTGTTTTATGTGTAGATTTGCTTGAGCCTTACGTCGGGTTTTCGCACACACGCGTATTCTCTGGGATTCTGGGAGGGATTAAACCCCCAATCGAACCCGATGTTCTGTTTTAAACCCGAAATTGGGGTCTATGTCCTGTTTTAAACCCGAA